CTATCAATGCTAGTGAACAGCCGTTCACCTAATGATTTTCGCCTGTTTCAAATCAGTCTCAACAGAGGGTTCAATTATATAATAGTTTTATTGGAATGGGTAACCACCTGTACAGGCTTCATCCTAATAATATTATATTAGATTTATTATATAATGTATTCTGGTTTTATATAAGCCTTCTGTAGAATTTTATTATAGACTTATATAAGAATCGACCCTCCCCCTAGGGCGGGGGGGGTCTTTTTTAGGCTAGGAGGGTTGTTTTTATAACCCATCCAGACAGGTAAATTTTTTATTCCAAAAAGCCTAATGTAGCGAGCGAAGGCGAGCGGTCAGAGGGGGAATGCAAAAGGGGGAGGAATGAGGGATGATGTCAAGTGGTAAAATATCCCTGTGGCTGGGGAAAGGTTGAAGTGTGTGCTTGACGGGTTGGGATTCGTCCCCCTAAGAACCCCCGTGGCTATACCCCCTCAGTCCCCCTATTGCTAGGGGGATGGGATTAGAGTTGACAATGAGGGAATAAGTGTCGATGAGTGAAGCGTTCTTTGAATCTGCCCCGTTAGCACAGCGGTAGTGCGACTGTTTTGTAAACAGTAGGTCGTAGGTTCAATCCCTACACGGGGCTTCTCTTTAGTTACCACCCCGCCCTCTCAACGATGGTTTCTCTGGGGTGGTCGTTTTTCGACCCGTAGTTCAACGGATAGAACACCCGCCTTCTAAGCGGGTTATCTTGGTTCGATTCCAAGCGGGTCGGACTCTGCCCCGATGGTGTAATGGTAGCACAGGAGATTTTGGTTCTCTTAGTTGGGGTTCGACTCCCTATCGGGGTTCTTTCGGGCTGTTAAAGCGGAACGCATTCGGCTTTAATAGGCAGAGTCGTTATTAAATTCGGGATTGTAACTCAATGGTCAGAGTAGCCGCCTTTTAAGCGGTTGGTTCTGGGTTCAAGTCCCAGCAGTCCCAGAGTTTACAAAGATAAAGCATATTGATATGGTTTGTAAACTAGCGGGAGTGGTGGAATCGGCACACACGACAGACTTAAAATCTGTTGCCACACGGCTTGCGGGTTCAAGTCCCGCCTCCCGCACCATTTTGGATAACGCTTGACATCGGTCAAATAGTTCGTCAGAAATCAGCATATGAAGGAAAAAGAACTGTGCGTCTCCCTCGGAATCTCCAGAGAGCAAATCAAGGAACTCAGAGAGAAGTTCCCCGAAGGCGAGAACTGGAATCGCATCAAGTCCCGCAAACCACAGAAACTCTGGGAGGTCGAGTGGACTGAACAGGGCGTTCAGAACCTCTTCGACTCCATCGGCGTTAAGAAGGAGGAGACCCCGAAACCGCCCGAAGAGAAGCGTGGCACTATCTCCGCCAAGCACAAGAACCCCAGACTCCTCACAGTACTCATCGATGGAAAGACCAGCACAGTCCTCTGCCGTGACTCCTCAAAGTTCGGCATCGGGATGTCAGTCGATGTCCGATGGGATGGAGGACGCTGGGTCGTTGTCCGACATCCCAGATTCGTGGGCAAGTACTGACCCCCTTCCCAAAAAAATTTTTTAAGACTTTTCCCTATGAAGACCAAGTACAAGATGAAGGAGCAAGCCCATTACAAGGGCGGCAAGCACAAAGGCAAGCACAAGGGTTGCGGATGCAACTGCGGAAAGGGCAGGAAATAATATGGCTACCTACAAGGGCAGGAAGGTCACGCTGAACAAGCCGTTCAGAACTCCGAATGCGAACAAGAAATCCGCCGTGTATGTGAAGAGCGGCAACAAGGTGAAGATTGTGAGATTCGGTGACCCCAAGATGACCATCAAGAAGAGCAATCCAAAGAGAAGGAAGTCCTTCCGTGCTAGGCACAAGTGCAGTACGGCTAAGGACAAGACCACGCCCAGATACTGGAGTTGCAAGGCTTGGTAAATGGCGTTCACCCCGACACCGCACCCGATTCTAATTTCTCCGTCTGCGGAGGAACTCAAGAAACTTGCGGACAAGTACGGGGCTGAGAAGGTCGCAGAAATCCTCTCGCTTAGGGAGGACAAGATTCTGGCGGAGAAGTTAGACCCTTACCGCCACGGCTTTGACTTGCCGCATTGGAAGGAAGCAGACCAGTTGCTAAAGGAGAACAACGAGATTCTCATCCTAGGCGGCAACCGAGCGTCCAAAACTGAATGGGCGGCGAAGCGGGTCGTTCAGACGCTAATCAATGTGAAAGATGCAAGGGTGTGGTGCTTGCACACCACGAACCAGTCTAGCATCCAGATGCAACAGAATGTGATATACAAGTACCTGCCTTCTGAGTACAAGGAACTCAAGAAGAACAAGATTCAGAATGTGCAGTACACGCAGAAGAACGGGTTCAGCGACAACACCTTCATCCTGCCGAACAGAAGCCAATGCTTCTTTATGAATTACGCCCAGAAGCGTGATGTCATCGAGGGCGGCGAGGTTGACCTCATCTGGTGCGATGAACTTGTCCCTTTGGATTGGATTGAAACACTACGCTATCGTATCGTTACGAGAAGCGGAAAACTAATCGTGACCTTCACTCCAATCACGGGTTACAGTAGCGTGGTGAAGGAGTATGTGAGCGGGGCTAAGATACTGGAGCATAAGAACAGCCCACTTCTGCCCGACACCATAAATGTGATGGGATGCCCCAAAGGGACTATGCCGTACAAAGCCAAGTCCTATTCCCGTTCCGCCGCAGTAATGTGGTTTCACAGCCAACTGAACCCGTATAATCCTTTCGAGCAACTGAAGAAGACTCTGCTTGGCAAAAAGCCTTATGAAATCAAAATCCGTGCGTATGGGTGGGCGGACAACATCAGCGGTTCGCAATTCCCAAGGTTCAGCCCAGAAATCAATGTCGTTAAGGAAGAGGACATTCCCGAAGAAGGCACTAACTATATGGTTTGCGACCCTGCTGGAGCGAGAAACTGGTTTATGCTCTGGATGCGTGTGGCTAAGGACGGAAGTCGCTACATCTATCGGGAGTTTCCAGACGAATCTGAGGGAGAGTGGGCTTTGCCTTCTGCCGACCCAGACGGAAAGGCTGGTACTGCACAGCGTAATGGGGCTGGACGCTCTCTTGCGGAGTACAAGAATCTTATCCTCAATCTAGAGGACGGCGAAGAAATCTTTGAAAGGTTCATCGACCCCCGTGCTGGAGCGTCCAAGGCTGTGACCGAGGACGGCGGTGTCACCCTAATCGATATGCTTGACGAAGGGGAGACCCCTATGGACTTTACGCCAGCCGCTGGTGTTCGCATTGAACAGGGCGTGGCTCTCATCAATGACGGATTTTCTTACAATTATGAACACGAACTCTCACCGCTCAACAAACCTAACCTATACATTTCCGACCAATGTCAGAATTTAATATACTGCCTCAAGGAATGGACGGGTCTGGATGGGGAGAAAGGGGCAACCAAAGACCCGATAGACTGTCTGCGTTACCTAATGGTAATGGATTTGACATATCAAGACGATTCCACGATGCGAGGCGTGGGTGGGGGAAGTTATTGATGGAAATCTACTTCCCATTCTTGCTTTCTCGTAAGAAAGCGATGCTGATGTTCAAGATTAGTAGAAATAAACTTGAAAAACTAGCGAAGAATGGCTTAATACGGACTTTTACGACAAAAGGCGGTCATAAACGCTATTTTCGAGACGATTTAATCAAAACCATATATGAAGAAGTATAACAACAGCGAAGACAGGCTAGTTTTCGCTTCCGAAACTCCCGACATCAAGTACCTCTATGACGAATACCAGAGGTCTACTGCAAATGGCGGAAATACTGCAAATATCTCTGAAAATGACGATATCCGTTTAGCCCGTTGGGAGGGGCAGACGGATGACGGCAAGAAGCACAGCGAAGAACGCCCCAATGGTGACGGGGCTTTCCCGTTTGAAGGTGCTTCGGATGTCCGTTGCCGTCTGGTTGACCGCACTATCAACGACATCGTCTCGATGCTGATGACCACCTTTGACCGATGCCAAATCAAGGTCAAGGGAACTGAGTTTAGTGACACGGAAGCCTCCGCCACCTCTAACATCCTTATGAGTTGGCTTCTGGAGTCACGCCTTCGTAGCGAAGTTCGCAAGGAAGCAGAACTGCTCGCCAACTACACCCAGCAATACGGCTGGTCTGCCCTCAATGTCGTTTGGGAGCAGGAGATGGGAACTAGATATCAGTCCGTCCGCCTCGATGAACTCAATGCCATCGTGCAGAAGGCGATGGAGGCTGACCCAGAAACCACGCTCAAGGACTTGATTCCTGCGATTCAGAATCCAGAACAGGAAGACTACGCCGTTGACCTAATCCAGCAGTACCTGCAAGCGGTCAAGCGTAAGGATGTGAAGAAGGCTGTGAAGCAACTGCGTGAGGAAGGCTCTGCCAAGATTCCCGAAGTGTTCATCGCCAAGAACCTGCCGTCCATCTCCGCCCTCAAGCCCTACGAGGAAGTCTCCTTCCCTCCCGAAACAATCGACATCCAGAAGGCTAGGGTCGTGTTCCGCAGGGCTTTCGTCACGGAAGTCGAACTCCGTTCTATGGCGGCTATTGAGGAGTGGTCTGATGAGTTCATCGAACAGGCTGTCGCTACGGCTGGATTCCACACGCAGTTCAACGACTCGTTCCTGCTTCCCGCCGCAACGCTCGCCGAGAACCACATCAACAGAAACGACAATCTCATCGAACTCGTCTATGCCTACAGCCGCAACATCGATGAAGACGGAGTGCAGGGAGTATACCAGACAATTTTCTGCCCACAGGCTGGCTCTGAAGTCTACGCCTCGCACGGGCTTCTTGGATACGCTCACAACAAGTATCCGTTTGTCATCTACAGGCGTGAACGCATCCGCCGACCCATCTACGAGAGCAGGGGCATCCCCGAAATCTCGATGACAGACCAAGAGGAAATCAAGGCACAGCGTGATGCCATCCGTGACCGCACGGCTTTCACGACTATGCCTCCTGTGCTGGTGAAGAAGAAGTACGGCGGAATCAATAGAATTGCCCCCGGAATTCACCTTCCCGTCACATCGCCCGATGACTACAGGTTTATGCAGACTCCGACTGGAGAGACGCAGACTGCGTTCAATCTGATTCAGATGGTCGAGATGGAGCATTGTGCGTACTTCGGAATCCCGCATCCGAACATCCCCACGCCTCGCACACAGGTCACACAGCAGATGACAATCAACAACTGGCTCGATGTGTGGAGCGAAGCGTTTGCTATGACATTCTCTCTGATGCTCCAGTATATGGACGCTGAGGAAATCGAGGGAATCACGGGCAGACCTCTGCCCCAGAACATCTCCGCCATCAGCAATATGTTTGACTTCCAAATCAAGTACGATGTGCGTGAGTTGGATACGAACTTTGTCATCGAGAAACTCAAGGCTATCACGCAGTTCGTTCTGCCTCTGGACGCTGGCGGTGTCATCGACAAGAACAAGTTGGTCAAGGCGGCTGTCGAGGCTATCGACCCCGAAAAGGCGAAGGAACTCATCGTCAACCAAGCCTCCGCTTCTCAGCAGATGTACAAGGAAATCCAGTCCGACATCGGTCTGATGATGCTTGGCAACGAGGCGAACTATGTCGAAAACGACCCTGCCGCCCAGACGAAGTTGCAGTATATGCAGGACATTATGTCCAAGAATCCGAAGGCTCAACAGCAGATGCAGTCCGACCCGCACTTCCGTGCGTTGGCTGAGAACTACATTAAGAACCTCCAGATGAGCGTGATGCAACAGCAGAACAAGCAGATTGGACGCACGGGGGTCACTCCTGTCGGTCAGCAAGCCGCAGACCAGATGAGCCAGCAACTCCAAGCCGCAGAACAGGCTCAAGCAGAGTCTGAACAGCAACAGGCTATCTAATTATGCTCCCGCAAGACATCATCCACGGACTGGCGTTTGAGGCTAATAACCCAATCTGGAAGTCCGTCCACAAGTTGCTAGATGCCTCGATTGAGGTGGAGACTGACACAGCCCTTTCTAGGGAGGTCAAGGGCGAGGACAGGGCTTGGCATTGCGGACGGGCTGATGCCCTCAAAGCGTTCAAGCAGGTGCTTATGAACACCCGCAACGATGTCCTTCGTGACATCGGAAGACCTTCGGAGGAGCATAATCCGTCCGAAATCGGCTCTTGAGCCTGTTTTAATTTGCATTGTGATTCTTTTATAGGACTTATGCACACCAGTTCTGGGAACTGACCAAAACCCTGCCATAAAGGACTTTAGACCTATATCTAATGAATACAGAGAATAATGCCGACCTTGGGACGGCTGAAAACAACCCCACGCAAAACAACGAATCCCCTGCCACGGAATTCGGATTAAACCAAATCGCTGACCTAGTCAGCAAGCAGTTCTTGGGTGGCGAAGAACAAGGAGAGCCGTCCGTCTCAGATAATACGGATTCGGGTGAGGAAACGACATCCGAGCAAGAAGATGGTGAAGTTCATTCACAGTCAGAAGAAACTACCGAACAGACCCAAGTCGAGGACTCCGAGGAAACCGAAGAAACCAAGTCCGAAGATGATGAGTTTGAACGGGGGTTGCCCAAAGGGGTAAAGAAACGCATTGACAAACTTGCGGCGAAACGCCGTGAGGCTGAGGCAGAAGTTGAAAGGCTTCGTCAAGAGGTGGAGCGACTGTCGCAAGAGGCTACCAAGCCAGCCCAGACTCCCACTCAAGACAATCCTTACGCTAACCTGTCTTCTATGGAAGAAGTCCAGAAAGAACTGGAACAAGCCAAGCAGATTCGGCGTTGGTGCGAGATGAATCCCGATGGTGCAGTAGTGACCAACAGCAAAGGCGAAGAGGTGGAGTACACCGCTGAAGAAGTCCGAAACATCAAGATTAAAGCCCTTGATGCTATGGAGGAACATCTTCCCGCCCGTGCTAGGTATCTGCAAAACTATCAGCAGATGGAACAGGTTGCGACAAAGGAGTACCCTTGGTGGAAAGACAGGTCTGCCCAAGAACGGCAGATTGCTGAAGCGTTCATCAAGAATTTCCCCGAAATCCAACGATTCCCAGACTACAAGATGGTGCTAGGTGATTACATCCGTGGCGTGAAAGCCCGTGAATCCGCTTCCAAGAAAGCGACACCTCAGAAAGCACCCATCGTGCCGAAACCTTCCGCCGCTCCGAGACAGGTGTCCTCCAAGGATGCCAAGGCTCAAGTTGCGACCAAGCGTTTTACTTCTTCTGGAAGCAGAGATGACTTAACCTCCATCATCGCCAACAAATTCCTGTAATCTACTAAAGACCTACTACTATGGCTAACCTCACAGAACCCTCATTCTCCTCTGGTAAGAGAGAAGAACTCGCTGACCTCATCGCCCTCGTTGATGCGAAGGATACACCCTTCACATCGATGGCTAAGAAGGGAAGCAAACCCGGAAACACACTTTTCCGCTGGCAAGCCGACAGCCTCCCCACACCCAAGACAACTGGTACTGTGGACGGCACGGATGTCACCGCCTATGAAAACTATGTCAAGGATGGTGCGACAACCTATCGTGCTGAACTCAGCAACTACATCCAAATCTTCCGCAGAGCCGTCCGTGTGTCTCCTCTGACGCAGGACATCGCTACTGTCGCTGGTGTGCGTGATGAACTGGCGAACAATGTCGCCAAGGGCATCCAAGCCATCAAGCGTGATATGGAAGCCACGATGTGTTCCAACAACGGGGCTCAAGCCGACAACGGCACAGTCCCCTACCTCACCCGTGGTCTCCACAAG